CATAGACACAGAGTTGGCAATAGCGATAGAGCACTTCGAGCGGCAGATGTTTACATCAGGTCTGTCTGAAGTTTTGGTAGGGTCAAACGGAGTTTCTGCTGTCAGAACCCCATCTCCTCCGCCAAGCTTACCGAAGTACAATCCAGCGGATGTTAACCACTGCTGTTCCTTGGCACGACGGCGCTTCGATCTATCATCGAACTTGCATTGAATAGCGTGCGCCAGAAGATCGTATGTTTCTTCAATCTCTCTTCGGCGGGCGTTGGCTTCTTCGCGTAGAGCTTCTTGTTCGTCTTCCGACAATCCGGTTGTTTCAAGAAGGTCGTCTACGAGTACTTGCTTGTCTGCCATTCAATTAAATCCTATAGTTAGCTGCGCCTGTGTATGAAGCCACAGAGGTCAGTTCGGCTTTCGACCTAGCTCTCTGTAGATTGTTCTGAATGTATCTGAAGCAATCCATGATGTGGTCATTTTCTTTTACGATACGTCCCTTCAAATCTCTACGGTAGAGGATAAACTCTCTTGCGAAATGCGGAAGGGTATTGAATACCTTGACTGTGCCCATAGTCATTCTATGCCACAGATCGTTGATGCCTGTTTCTACTGAGTTGTCAGCTTTGTGTAGTCTAAGACCTAAGTCTCTGTACGACTGCCATAACTGAACACCGTCATTCTGACTACGACCCCTAGATGCTGGATCAATCACACCCGGAATCCACTCACCTCTAGCTCTTACGCTGGCGGCGTGAACAGCAGGCGGCTGCTCCTTCATGAAGTATTCATCGTAGATGTACAAAGTGTCTGTTGTAGGATCAAGGGCACCCCATAAACAAGCGGTGTTGTTCCAACCAACATCTAGTGCGTACATTCTCTTCCAGAAATGTGGAATCTCTACCGGCTTGCATAGAATAGATTCGATAGCTATTGGAAATACGTTTCCGCTTCCCATCGAAGGTCTACCTAGTCTACGAGCTTCAATCAAATGAGGCGGCGTGTCCGCTTCCATTTGCTTCTTCGATTGCTCGGACAGCCAAGGAGCATCATCCCATCCTGCTTGGATAATTGCCTTAGTCGTCATTAGCCCTTACCTCTGGTAATCCGATTAGTTCTTTGGCCCCAGCTAGGTAATCAGCCTTCTCGGCAAAACGCACAACCTGTGCGGATAGGCCATTAAGCGGGGTGAACGTGTTGAAGATGATACCGTTGGTTGTCATGGTACGGATCAACAGTTCGTTGTAGATTTCGATTGGGCATTCCTCATCGGGCCAAATCCAATCCATCGCTGTACCATAGAAAGCTTGCAACGGCTGTTCGTAGTTTTTGAATCCTATTGTAGACCAGCCGCCTGTTGGCACATGCTTGATTTTCACAATGTCGATTCCTTGAGGAACACCGGCTAGAGCCCACCAATCTCCGATGAGATTCTTTGGAATCATGCCAGTTCCCCACGCCCCTACGGGGCCGATCAGTTCTTTCTGAACCGTATCACGAGTAGCTCGGGCTGTTGAGCCTAGCGCCCAACCAGCTGTAGGCTTGTCAAATCTCTTGCCTTTCCACCAATCTGGATATACCCCTGTGGCATGACATGAGGCTTCGTAGGCTCCGGCGATACTTTTACCACAACGGTTACCGGCCATGAACATGCGCTCGTTGTAAACGGCACCTGCTTCAAAGAATGCCCTGTGCTTAGGGCAATTCTCGATACTGAACGGTGTTCCCTCAACAAACCACTTATGGATACCGCTGTTCTCAGCCATCTTATCTAGACGCTGTAGTGTGGCAATCAGTTCCTGTAGCTTACCTATCTCAGTATTAGCTGCCTTACTCTCGTTCGGCATGTCAGGGATGGAACCTATCAAACTATTAACGTCAGCTAAATTGAAGTCATTAATGTTCAAGGTTCTTCCCCGCATCAGTTAACATGATTTGGGCGTCGGTTAACTCAGGTTGATGTTTCTTAATGAACTGTGTAACCTCTCGCAGCGCGCGTGTGCGCAGATCGTCTAGGTTCACATTCGTATTATCTGTGGTAGCAGTAGATTCTACCTTATCTGCCCATCCGTGCTTGTTCTTCATATAGAACGTCAGAAGGGTAGCATTGAAGTTTTTGTTAGCCACGTTCTTTCTGAACTGGCTTTCCCACCAAGCTTGGGACAAAGTGCGACCAAACTCTACAAGTTCCTTGAAAGCTACATTGTCTTCCATTTGCTTGTAGAAAGTCTTAACGGTCACACGCAAAGAAGCAGCGACTTCGGCGTCGCTGCCTCCCTGTGTGTACAAGTCGATCACATTCTGTGACCAACTCTTGTTTTCGATCATTGCGTTGTCTGACATTCCGTAGTCTCAGGTCTGATATAGCCACCCTTACCATCTGGATGTAGATACTGGTATGCCTGTTCTGACGGAATAACTTCTGCCAGAGGGTAGCATCTCTGCTCTCCATCCTCTTCAGCAACGCCTACAAGGATTAAAGCGGGATAACCCTTGCCATCTTCAAACTCTCGTTGAGCTTCCATAATTCCAATGGAGTTTCTGAAAGCACCACTGTAGAACATGGCTAGCAAACTGTCTAGATATGGACTATCTTTCTGGTTCGTGAACTTGTAAAGGGTTATCTGTGTTTCGCTCATAGTCTTTCCGGTGCCTTATAGGGATCGGGGATTTCCTGTGTCTCTATTCTACGGGCTAGTTCCCTAGCGCGTCTTCCAACCTGCCTTGCCCATAGAGACTTGAGCATGTTAGCAGCAGCTTGTTTGTAGTTTCTTTCTGAGATATAGCGAAGAGTGTTTCGGAATCCAAGGAGTCCTGCTCTTCCCATGTTATAGTACATGTTAATCAACACTGTCTTGGTTACTAGAGATGAATCCTTGTACCAAGTTAGAATCTGGGACAGGTCGCGGTTGATGGCGATGACCAGTTCTTCAAGCTTTCGCTTGGCCTGCTGCTGTGCAATTCGTGAGTCTAGATGAACACCGTTCGTGAATCCATAACCCACCGTCCAAGGAGCACCAGCACTCTCTGCGTACTCAGCAGATACGTCGAGACTGTTTAGAATGTCTCTAGCTGGTTTAAACCCCCAACGCTCTCGGGGGAACTTCATGAACAATCTGGACAAAGGATCGGGATATGCGAACTCTCTATATCCCTCATGTCGGTGTAAATCTGAAACTACCTGATTGGCTAGCAGCAACTCTTTGTTAGTTGCAATCATTTCTTTCCTTCAGGACTAAAGCCCGCTTCCTTTCGGAGAGCGGGCTTCATTAAATCATTTATGCTTGTGGGTTCGTATCATAGTTTGTGTCTGTGACACCGGCATCAGCGTTAAGCTTTGTTGCTAGTGCTGTAGCCCAAGCGTTCAAGTTGGTAATGGATGTAGCGAGGGCCGCAAGGCCGGCGTCATCCGATCCCATCAATCTCTGTAGTGTCTTTGCTTGTGTGGTATTGAACCCGAAAAACTCTGCTGACATAGGTAAATCTCCTCTCTAGTTAATGTCATTGTACAACTGTTGGAGCCCAAGGCAGGGGTCGAACCCGCATCTTCCATCCATTACGGGTTACGGGGTAGAAACCCGCGCCGATACATGGGCATTGTGTGGAACCGCTGACAGGATTTGAACCTGCATCTTCCTCCGTTACCTAAGTATTCGTTCGTAGCGAACCCGGTTACAGCGGTATATCTGGTTGTCCCGCTAGGACTTGAACCTAGACCGTGCGCTAATCTGGCGCTATGCGAGGTATAAGCTCGCCCGTGCTGCCTTACACCACGGAACAATATGGTAGGCCGTGTAGGCTACGATCCTACAGACATTCCGTTTTAAGCGGAATAGGTATGCCAATTCCCGTCAACGGCCCGTATGGTACACGATGTAGGAATCGAACCTACAAGCCCCTACTTTTGAGGAAGGGAGGTATTCCAGTTCCCGTCAATCGTGCGTAAATTGGTGCCCTGCGAAGGACTTGAACCTTCACGGATTACTCCACTGGCTTCTAAGACCAGCGCGGCTGCCGATTACGCCAGCAGGGCATTTTATATTTTGTAGCAATCACTGGTACAACATCAGTGACTCTTTTCGAGGAATTAAGCCGGCCCTCAGTTGTCGCTCATACGATGTGTTACGTGCGGGTGCCATGATACGTCCTTGAACCGTCGCTCAGCTAACTTTCGACATTAGCCTTTCACACATTAAGATACTACAAAATTGGAGGTTCTTGTGAGATTTTAACTCACCTAGCAGGGGTTGCAATCCTGTGCCTAGTCACTCGGCCATAGAACCATGTTTGGCGTCCGTTCTAGGGATCGAACCTAGCTTCTCCACTTAACAGGCGGATGCTCTCACCAGAATAGCTGAACAGACATACATTGGCGGGGAGCAGTGGTCTTGATCCACAAACCCTTTCGGGTTCCCTTTGTTTAGCAAACAAGTCAAGTCTCCTAACTCGTTTACTCCCCATTGTTTGGCAGGCAGTAGAGGTGTCGATCCCCCTAGAGTTTCCCCTAGCATAGCGGTTTTCAAGACCGCGCGCTGAGCCGTCAGCGTACTACCTATTATTTGGCAAGGGAATCAGGATACGATCCTGAGATTGCTCTTTCAGAGAGAGCCGTGTTTCCGGCTACACCATTCCCTATCATTGGCAGCGCGTATAGGAATCGCACCTATCTCGGCGGAGGGTCAAAGCCTCCCGTAATCACTAGACTACTCACACGCATCATTGGTTGGCTCTGTGGGACTCGAACCCACATCATTCTGCTTAAAAGGCATGTCTCTACGCTATTGAGTTAAGAGCCAGTAATTTATGCGGACTTCTATCCCCGTCCCTACGGGCCCGGCTGTCGGGGTATTCCTCACGTCTGAGGTCTACACTAGTGGTTGGTTCGGTGGGAGTTGCACCCACATCTTTCCGCTTAAGAGGCGTGACTCTGCTAGTTGAGTTACGAACCAATAGATTGGTGGATAGGTGTAGAGTCGAACTACTCCCCCGAAGAGCGAGGATTTACAGTCCCCTTGCTGGAGCCCCCAGCTTTCCCCATCCAGTGTTTTTCGTTGTATGTTCTACGTCTGTGGCAATTTGCACATCGTACTTCACACTTGCTTAATTCTTCGTGAATTGTATTCCACGACATGTGGTGCAATCTGGATGGAGTATACAACTTAGTGGAGCGATCCTTATGATCCAACTCTAACACTATCCAATCCTTTTCGCCACAATCTGCGCAGCCGTGTGCTGTCTTGTAATCTCTAATGTAGTTTATCTTCACTACCCTTAGAGCTTTAGTATCAGCATCACTCTTCGCTGCGTATTCTGGCCGGCGTTTGCGATAAGCTCGCATGTATTCGGCATTTGCTGGCATACATTCTCTTTAACTGTCTACCGCTACATTGTTGGGGTGGTCATTCGGTTATGCTCCGAACTCCGCGACTTCACAGGCCGCTGCTTTGCTACTAAGCTATGACCAACTTCTTGCCGGCGCTAAAGCAGCCGAGCATTTGGAACAGCGTAGGGGTTCCGACCCCCTCTGATTCACGCTGAGAACGTGAGCACCTCACCAAAGGTAACGCTGCATTTGGAAGAGCATATGGGGATCGAACCCATCACTAGCGGATTGAAAGCCCGCACACCACACCAGCAGTGTCATGCTCCATTGTATGGCGCGGTATAAGGGTTTCGATCCCTTTGCCTCAGCTAGACAGGCCGAGATGTTAGCCAGTACACCAATACCGCATAAATTAATTCTGCTTCGACTCACAACCCCTCTACTCACTCCCGTACTCGCTAGCAGCATAAGGAGACTCTTGTGGTGGTTCAATGTTCGATTAAGAGAATGCCTTCTCACAGCAGAATGTTGGTGGGCCCGGATGGTATCGCACCAGCCTACTGGAGTTTTTCAGGCTCCCGCTAATCTGTCTCAGCTACAGACCCATGTTGTACAGACTGGAAGTTCGCTACTCCTTCGACCTCCTACCTCCACGGTAGGCGCTCTACTACTCTGAGCTACAGTCTATTTGGTAGTTCCTGAAGGCTTTGCACCCTCGACCTTCTCCTTGTAAGGGAGTTGCTCTACTCCTGAGCTAAGGAACTATAAATTGGTGGAGCATCCGAGAATCGCACTCGGCAGGCTAGAATCTTGCAAGGATTCTCCGGGTGCCTAGCCCATACCCCATGTTGGTGGCTACCATACACATTCCTCATGAAAGATTGTGTGTCCTAGGAACAGTAGCCATAGCTGGTCGCGGCACTGAGTAACGCTCTCAGCTTCATCGGTTATCAGCCGATTGCCCACGCTTGCAGGCTCTACCGCAATTGGTGCCCCGCCGAGGTAATGCTCCCCGTTCTACTGCTTACAAGGCAGTTGCATCACTATTAATGCTTTCAAGGCGTGTTGGTAGCGCAGGCGGGAATCGAACCCGCAGTCACAGAGGTTATGAGCCTCGTATTTTGCCGTTAAACTACCGCGCTATAATTGGAGAGCCTAGAGGGACTCGAACCCTCACCTTACGGTTTGGAAGACCGATGTGCTGCCATTGAACACCACAAGCTCACTAACTTTGAATTGGTCGGCAATGTAGGATTTGAACCCACGACACCCTGCTCCCAAAGCAGGCGCTCTCCCAAACTGAGCTAATCACCGAATGTTGTTGCATTATACGGGAGTCTCTCCTCCCTGTCAAGCCTGTAAGGCGGCTTTCCCATTTCTGTTACAGAGCTTCGTACTCTGCGATCCAGCGAATCACGTTCTCAGAGAACCCGTTGATACGTGTCCAGTTTGTGTCATAACCAATAGATGACTGACCGTAGCCTGCCACATTGATGATGTACCCACGCTTAACATCGTAGCTACCGATTGCTCCGTCCGTACTCTGCTCATCAGTGATGATGATAATACGGTCGAACTTGCCGTAAGTCTTAAGCTCACGCAAAGCGTGGCCCAAAGCCGTACCGCTGTGATACTGAGACTTCTTGATAGCCTCTACTCCGGCCATACCCTTACGGGCTGGAACCTGTACCAGCTTGTTAGAGAACGAGAACACCTGTAGGTCTTCCGCGTTCAGAACAGAAGCTAGTGTAGCAGCTGCGTCAATACGTGTCAACTCGCTCTTACCGCTAAGCTTGCAATCCATAGAACCTGATACGTCTACCAATACTGCTGTGCGTCCAGAAAGCTTTGGCAATCCTTCCACACAAGCAATCAAGGCAGCGTCCAGTGCTGGTTCAAAGGACGGGGCATGACGTGCTGCTGCTACGTATCTGAAAGGCAACACCTTCTCCGCACCCTTACGGGCTTGGATGGCGTCACGTACCAGACTACGATCAACACCAGCTTGTTCCATGTTACGCAAGTTGCGAAGCAACGCTAGGTATCCCAGCTTTCCTTCCTTCAACAAACGCTCCCATGTCTCCTTCTTGTTAGCACCAGCAGACAACGCTACTTCCCAAGTATCTGGGGCAGCAAGTGTACCAGATGCTAGCTGGTCAAATACAGCCTGCTGTTCTGCGTCCTTACCCTTGGCGTGAACCATGAATAGAACGTCTCGCAGCTTGATAGCTGTATCGCGGTTGTACTTAGCCAGAGAGTAAGCGTTGAACTTAGTGAAAGCCTTAGCAAGTCCCTTCTTCAGCTGGGCTGACAGCGGACGCTTACCGTTCTTCCAGTACAAGCTCACAAGCTCGGACAACTCGTCCGCTCTCTGCACGACCGAGAAGATCGTGTCCGAAACAAGCCCCTGCTTACCAGCCCCGTGCTTCACTAACTGAACAGCTAGGAACAAAGGAACGTGGCGCAAGTGCTGCTTATCTCGTGCTTCTACTGCTAGAGCCGCCAATTGTTCCGGCGAAACAGCAGCAGACAATTCTTCAATACGCTGAGCGTTTGTCTTCCCGTCTTCGTAGAAGTTATCCTCCCATAGAAGTGTCGCAAGGACAGAACGGCGAAGCTGTTGCAAAGCGTTAGGTGCGGAACCTGCACGGCTCCCGCGTGTGTTTGTATTAACTCTCATTGTAAATCTCCTTTAGGGAACAAGCGACCACAGATGTTTGGTTTTCATTAACAGTGAAAGAAGTATCTGTGATCTACACCACTTAAGGAAAGTGGAAAGCCCGCAACAGCGGGCCTGTAAAGCTACGGGAACTAGCGGCGACGGTGTTTTTGCTCTAAACCAATTAGAAGTAACCGTTACCTACACCACGTAAAAGCAATAGTTGGGAACAAGCGAACTCAGAGATTTTACCGTGCTGCCTTTACACTACCAACCCATAGATGGCGGGCTGGGATGGACTCGAACCACCTCTAGTCTCTTTTCATGAGAAGTATCTGATTTCTACACCACAACAATTTGGGATGCCACGTAGGACTCGAACCTACATCTAGCGGATTTGGAGTTCGCTGTCTTGCCAATTAGACTAGTGACATATAGAAGGGAGGGGGTGTCGGGTATTGCACCCGGCGCAGAGGCAATCAGAATAGTGCCCTCTGTCCGTTGAGTGGAAACCCCCAGAACTTATAGGAAGGGATTATACGGATGTTTCTCCGTTTGTCAACCCCCTTGCCGGAAGACCCAGCAGCCTGTCAAGCCGGCGTAGTATACCGACCCCTTGACAACTTGTCAACTGTCCGTATACTTCTCTTGTGCGGCGACAAGTCGTGCCGGAAAGCTGTACGTGCTGAATGCACTTCCGACGCTTCTCATCAATGTGTGCAGATAAAGGGAATAGCCTACGGGAACGTCCTACTAAAGCCACCGAGAGGAACAGGATAGCTGGCTCCCTTATAGGAGACATGTGGGCATTGTACAGAAGAAGGCGAAGCTTGTCTATACCTGCAACACCCGTCGGCTTGGAAAGGGCGGCTAGGTGTTGAGACTACCACCCGCACCTTTCTTATTGGCGGTTAACCAGATGTTGCGATAAGATCGTATCCTCACACAAGAGTACCGGGCATAGTGAGTGCGGTGGGCGGAAGCCTAGAGCCAAGAGCCGGGAACGATCATTAGATCGTAGGACGAGTCTAGGGCGTCTTCGATACCTCAAGATCATTTACGTATGGTCTGAAGAAACGGAGCAGCTGGGTATTCCCTAACGGGAAGGACTCGGGCTGTCCACAATGTTTCCTCAGATCATATACTATCTAGTCTAGGATTTTCCTATTCCAGAACATAAAACAAGGGCAGGCTCCCACAGGAGCTTGTCCTTTTTTATTGTTCAATAACAAGGATAGGTACTCCATCCAGCTGTCGCTGGACTTCCCCGTCCCATACAACTCCTAGCTTATCATGAACTACCCTGAATGAATACACCGTTAACGGCCACTTCTTCATTCCATAGTAGGCACTCTGACCAAACCCCGGAGGGCGCTTGATCTGTTTCACCATCAGATACTTCGGTGTGTACTCCCTGAAGCATTCCCCAATGTACTTGTCCCACAGTACGGGGTCGAGCCTCTTCGCCCCTCTGGCCTGAAGGATGCTGCTGAACCCAGCACTCGCCTCGTACTTCTTCCTGTTAGCCTTCCTCTTATTGGATGCCTTCCTCTTCCAATGATACTGACCCCTCGCCCTCTTCTGCCCATCTTGTTGATGGGCTTTTTTGTATTCAGCCTTCTTCAGATTCTCAATGCTGGCTAAACGTCTCTCCTCCAGCAGTCTGGTCTGGGGGGATAGCTTAGCTCTGGTTAGCAGGGAAGGAATCTTTGTCTTATCAGTGAGGGGAATATCCTTATAAGACTGCTGATTCCCCGAACCGCTTTGTAGCTTATTAGCTCCATCCAGCACAGGCTTTTCGGCAGCAGAGCGGCTCTGTTCTGCCTGATTAATTAGGTTGGTTAACAATGATTCAAGATTGTCCATAACTCGATTATACGGGTGTGTCAATAGTCAGCAGCTGTTCATCTCTCATTCAGGAAAGACTTCCAAATGTCCGACTCAAAACCGAGTCGAATAGCTGCGCTAACTTGCCATCTAATAAGGAAAGTTTCTGGAGTGTTCGAGCCATTTTTGGGGCCCCGCTTCGCTGCCGCACGGGCGCACGGGCCGGCGGGGATACCCCCCCGGTCGGTCGGCGGCTGTTCAGGCTCGGCCTAGCATGGGCGGGGGTCGCCGGTCAAGCCGCAGTGCAGCGTGACGGCACGCGGGGAGTGTGATAGGGGCAACCGCATCGGGCATGGCATGGGGACATGTAAAGGACGCTTGACACCATCCACCCTAGAACATGGGGACATGGCAAGGGTCATTCATCTGCGTGAAGGTATATCGTTAATTCCTGCTAACATTTTGTTCACGTAACGTTAACTATAACTGTTATAAGCTATATCCACGGTAGGCGCTGAGGCCGCCGTTAGGCTCTTTGACATAGCTATAGCTATGCCCCGCGCGTGCCCGTCATGGGCGCGTGCGAAAGCCTATAACCGTTATATCAATTCATTCACTAGGAGTAGGAC